AGAACGCGGCACAGGAAGCGTCAAAGAGCGCGAACCAGATGATTCGTGAAGTCGGTCAGCTTATGAACCGGCTCGCAAACAGCAACCAAAATATCGGATCCAAGATCGGCCAAGGTTTGACCGGTGGATTCAAAATCGCCCTCGGAGAGCTACAGCGTATCTCTTCTAACATCGGCGCAAAATTACCTGACCCCATACGAAAGGCATTTACTCGCGTTTCGGCTGATATCAAATCAGTTTTAGGCGCGATGAAGAATGACGTCTCAACTATTGGAGCCAGCATTAATTCCAAAATCAAAAAAGCGTTTGATTTTAATATTTCAAACGCGATCAAATCGCCAAAGAGCGCGTTTGCTGAGATGGCGAATAGTGTCGATTCTATGGCAAGCCGGATCAGCTCAAAAGTCCACAGTATCGGCTCAGTCTTTACAAATTCGGCTAACAATATGTCCGGATCGTATAAGACGGCCTTCGGTGCTATTGGTGACGCTATGGCCCGGCTCGAAGCTCGTATCCAGTCCACGGCTGGGAATCTTACGAGTGCGCTTGGTCAAAAGGTATTGAACCCGATCAACTCTTCGTGGTCCAGTATGTTTACCAACTTAACCAGCAAGGCTAACAGCTTCGCAGAACGGGTTCAAAATTCGTTTGGCGGTCGAATTCTTTCTTCCGTCAATAATCTCGCGAGCAACGTAAGCGGGAAGCTTGGAAACGCGTTTCATACGACAGGTCAGAAAGCCGTCAGCGCGTTAACTGGGATTGTAAACCACACGAACCAAGCGGCGAGCGCGTCAACGAACTTGCTCAAACAGGTTTTAGGCGTGGCTGCTGCTTACAAACTCTTTGATCTTGGTAAACAAGCGATCAAGAGTACCGTTTCAAAAGCTGCTGAATTTGAAGCCAAAATGAGCAATATCAAGGCCGTTACTGGTGAGAGTGCGGAAACGATGAAGAAATTCAACGACGCTGCAATCAAAGCCGGAGCAGATACAGCCTTCAGCGCCGCGGACGCCGCGGACGCAATCGGCGAGCTTGCCAAAGCCGGGGTATCGACGAAAGATATCCTAAACGGTGGGCTTACCGCGTCCCTTAACTTGGCCACGGCTGGGGAATTGGACTTGAAAGAAGCGGCTGAGATCACGTCGACAGCGCTAAACGCGTTTAAACGTGACGGAATGACAGCCACACAAGCGGCAAACCAACTCGCGGGAGCTGCTAACGCGTCAGCGACAGACGTTCACGAGTTGAAATATGGTCTTTCAATGGTCGCTCCGGTAGCGTCTGGGCTTGGTTTATCGTTCCGCGATACCACAAACGCCCTCGCAGTCTTTGCTCAAAACGGACTTAAGGGCTCCGACGCCGGAACGTCTCTTAAAACTATGCTTATGAATCTGCAACCGCAGACGAAAGCACAAACGAACATGATGAAAGAACTCGGTATCATTACGGCCGACGGCTCGAACCAGTTCTTTACGGCAGAAGGTAAGATCAAGTCGTTCGCTGAGATTTCTCAAGTTTTGAAAGATAAACTCGGGGGACTTACCGACGCTGAAAAACAAATGGCCTTGAAAACCATGTTCGGTACCGACGCAGTGCGCGCTGCAACTATCGCGATGAACGAGGGAGCAGATGGCGCTAACAATATGCAAGCAGCTATCGACAAGGTATCAGCGGCGCAAGTAGCGGCTGAAAAGCTGAATAACTTAAAAGGGGCCGTCGAGGGTTTGAGTGGTTCTTGGGAAACACTCCAAATCAAAGTAGGGACGGCAGTCTTGCCAGTCCTTACGACACTCGTAAAATGGATTGACAAGCTAGTTGACAAATTGTCCAACTCGCAAGGGCTACAAAAATTCTTGGACGCTCTCAATTCGTTAAACCCGGCATTGAATCAATTCCTTAATGGAACTAAAATGACCGACGAGCAAGCGAATAAGTTTAAAGGGACTATGCAAGCCGTAAAACCAGCCGTGACGGCCCTTGTGGGTGCGTTTGCGTTTGGCCCGGCAGTACGCGGACTAACTTCGCTTACTGGTATCATGGGCACGGTCGCAAGTAAGACGCTGGCCCTTGGATCAGTCGCGTCCAGTGCATTTAGTACGGCCGGAGGCTTCATTTCTAGCTTTGCTGGTAAGGTCGCAGGTATTCCGGGCGCTCTTGGTGGAGCAGCTTCGCAAGGTCTATCGGTTCTTAGCATGATGACAAGCGGGATCGCGTCCGTTATGGGAATCGCCCTCGCGTCAATCGGTCCGGCTGCTATTTTGGGGCTTGTCCTCGCCGGCCTTGGTCTAATTAACCAACAATTCGGGCAACAGATCGATCAGTTGATTACTTTGGTAACAACTAAAGGACCGATGATTATTCAAAACCTTGTAAATGGCATTACTAGTCAATTACCGAGTCTTATTGCTTCGGGTGCTGATCTGGTGGCCAAACTCGCGCAAGGGTTCGCGACAATGTTCCCAGTGATCGTTGACGCTGGTATTCAGTTGATCGGTAGCCTCGTTCAAGGTGTGGGCCAAAATGCAGGATCGTTGATCTCGTCCGCGGTAACTGTTATCGGGACCTTGGTCAATAGCTTACTTTCAGCATTGCCACAGTTGCTCGCTATTGGTATGCAGTTACTTCTCAGCATTACGCAAGGGATCTTGCAAAACTTACCGCAGATTCTCACGACAGCGCAACAGATTGTAACTAATTTTATTACGAATATGCAAGCGCAATTCCCACAGATTCTCGAACAAGGGATTCAGATCTTGATGAATGTCGTAAATGGTATCGTTCAAGCCTTACCAGCAATCATTGAGATGGGAACGCAAGTCATTATCGGCTTCATGCAAACGATCTTGTCGAACTTACCAACGATCTTACAAGGCGGTATCCAGTTAATTGTGACGCTTGTCCAAGGGATCATTAATTCGTTGCCACAGATTGCGCAAAGCGCGGTACAGATTATCGGTCAGATGATCCGCGGATTCGCTCAAGCCTTGCCACAACTTCTTATGGCGGGGGCTCAATTAGTCGTACAGCTCGCACTTGCAATCATTAAAGGCTTGCCAAACATTGTCACGGCTGCTTGGGAGATCATTAAGGGCTTCGGTGAAGCCTTACTTAATTTCGTTCCAGAGGCTTTGAAAGCTGTCGCGGACGCTATCGGGAATTTCTTCGGTGGCATCTGGGACTGGATCACTGGTAAGTCAGACGAAGGCGGGAAGAAAACCGAAGAATCGATCAACAATACCGCGGAGCATATTAAGACGAAGAGCTCAGAAACGACGACACAGTTAAGTACCGACGCTTCAACCGCTAGTACCAACGTATCGACGTCATACGATCAGATGAGCGCGAACACGATCGCGTCAACATCTAATATGAATCTTGGCGTTACAAGCAACATGAGCCAACTAGCCACAAATGCGATGGACAGTACTACTCAATTGCAACAAACCGCCTCGACGAATTTCGGCCAGTTAAATACTGACGGAACTATGAATATGCAACAGCTTGCTGCAAATGCGGACGCGTCATTTAACCAGATGAACGCAAACGCACTTGCTCAAACTGGACAGATGAATACAGGCGTAACGAGCAACATCGGCCAGTTAAACGCGAACGCAAGTAACGAGTTGAATCAGTTGATGAACAACGCGAACGCGAGCACGACGGGAGTCAATACGGCTGCAACCACAAACGCACAACAAGCGAGCGCGAACGTTGTAAGCAACTTCCAACAAATGCAAACAGGAGCGACGAGCGCTACAAATGCGATGGCTATTAGTGCTCAAACAGATTTTGGTAAGATGGCCCAACAAGCCGAGCAATCAAGCTCTAAAATGTCGCAATCTATCACGACGAATTATCAAAATATGCAGAAGACTGTTACAAGCGCGATGAACGCGACAGCCCAAGCAGTCCAAGCTGGCCTTAACAAGATCTCACAAGTGAGCTCTTCGGCTGGTAAACAGCTAGAAAGCGCGTTTAAGTCAACGTTCCAAAACGTGACGAACAGCGCTAAAAGCGGTATGCAAGCGTTCGTAAGTACCATGCAATCAAGCATGACTCAAGCAGTATCACTTGCAAGCTCGGCTTGTGCTCAGATTTCGGCTTCGTTTGGTTTGCTTCCGGCAATGCTTCAAATGGTCGGTTTTAACGCTGGTGTGGGTCTATATAACGGGCTTGCTTCGATGGCTGGCTCATTGTATGCACTCGCTGAAAGTATCGCTTCAAATATCGCTTCGATCATGCGTTCAGCCTTGGATATTCACTCGCCGTCCCGGGTTATGAAGAAAATCGGGGGCTTCACGGGTGAAGGTCTTTATATTGGCATGAAAGACTGGGTCGGTGATATTAAGGCGATGTCCAAACAATACGCGCAAGCTATCACAGATCAAGACTATCAGACTAACAGCGTATTGACCACAAGCGCGAGCGTGACAAGCTCGGGTGTTCGTTCATCTCTTGAGGACTTGAGCGATGAAGTCAAAAATTCGCAACTTTCGAACCAAAAATTCGAAGTACATAACGAGATCGTGGGAGACAAGATCTATACCACAATCAAAGAGAAAGACGCAAGAGAGAAAGCGCTGGACGCTTATTTCGCGTAAGGGGGAACGATGGACTTATTAATTGAAAAAGATGGCCAAAGTCAGAAACTTTCTGACCTTGGTCTTTACAATATCACGGTCGACGATTCGTCCCCGGCCGTGGAACTATCAAGGCGAACCGTCAAGGGGCGCAATGGTTATATTTTCGACGGCTTGACTTATACCGAGAAAAAAATCTCAGTCACAGCTAGGCTTTCAGCGGGATCAATGGAGGATTTTTTAAATAAAAAGGACGAAATTTCTCGCTGGGTCTTGGGTGACGATAGTTTTTATATCACGAAATTGTACCAAAACGTCACTAACATTTACGACTTCCAGACGCCGGGACAAACGACGGGCGATCTTAATATCGCTCAGTTGCCCCACGCTAACTGGAAATATCGTTATAACGTTGTGGGCGAAGGTCAAATCGAGTTTGATTTTATCGGCAATTCAGAAGCTGGTATCAAGTACAATGTTTCGTTTTCATTCGTTACAGCGGAGCTCCCGTATGGCGAGACGGTCCCAAGGGATCTCGCGCTTAGCGCAAACAGCTTTCCATACAATGGCACGGCCCCGCTCAGTCAGCTAGAGGTTCCTTTCGTTGTGGAGTTGACAGCAAACGCTGATAATACTGATTTCTTTCTTGAGATCGACGGTCGTCGGTTTACTTACCGGCACACGGAAACGCCTTTAAGATCGGGCCAAAAGCTACTTTTAAAAGGGGTTGAGACGGCGATCTATCAAGGACCGGCCACGCAAGATCTAAACGTCAACAACCGGACGAATTATGAATATTTTGTTATTAGGCCAAAGCCTAACCGGTCGGTCAATTGGTTTACAAATTTCAAGGGGACTGTTAAGATCCTCGGATTTAAAGAGTTATATCGCTAGAGAGGAGGTGGACTATTGATTACTTTTTACGACGAGAAGGGCAACGGATACGGAGCCCAAGTTGAGCTGAAAACTAAAAATGCTGTAAATGGCGAGCGATCAATCTCGGGAACAATTGTATCTAATAAGCAAGTTCTTTCGCGATTAGACCGTGGGTGGAGCTTTACCTTCGATGGCGAGCTCTATAAGATCATTTACGCAAAGCCGAAAGACGAAGGCAAAAACATTTCGCTATCGTTTGACGCGGTCCACCAGTTCTTCTACGATTTCGAGCACTCGAACTGTTATAAAGAGTTTAACGGCTCGAATCGCTTTGAAGTCTATATTGAGGCGATTTTCAAAGATAGTGGTTATCGGTACGTTATCGAGGCGCAAGCGGGATCGATCCGGAAAGAGAACTTCGGTAACGCGAGCCGGCTCAAAATGTTCAAAGAGATCATTAAAGCAGCAGGCCTTGAGTTTTCGGTTACTGGTAAGGTCGTTCGAATCTTGAAAAAAGTCGGGACCGATCTTTCGACAGTCGTCCGAAAAAACTTCAACATGAACGAGCTCACGATCGAGAAGAATATCGGCAACTTCATAACCTATAAAAAGGGTTTTGGGGCGTGGAAAGATGAAAACAACCACGACGCAGGGCGATATACTTCAGAGTATGAGAGTCCACTCGTTCGGATCTATGGCCGTATTGAGGGCGAACCGGTAAGCGACGAACGCTATAAAGAGACTGGTAAGCTCTTAGAACGGCTAAAAAAAGAAGTTGACGAGTCCTATTCGATCTCAGTCCAGCTTGACATGGAAGATCTCACGCAGGCCGGATATAAGTACACACGGCCTCGCGCTGGTGACTATATCATGGCTATTAATGAGACGATCGGGTTCCGCGAAAAGATTCGTATTGTGTCTTATGAGAGCTCTTACGACGTGACAGGCCGGCTACTGTCCCACAAGGTAACGTGTAACGATATCGGGACAGTCCAGAAAGCGATCACGTCGGAAGGCTCGATCATGCGAAGCGTGTCCGAGTCTAAAGAATACGCTGAAGGGGCTCTCGAGGTAGCTACACGGGCGCTTGTCTCCGCGAATGGTAAGAATACCAACTATTACGGAGCCACAAAGCCCAAAGACGAGCCACGGGGTACGCTCCACGAAGGCGATCTCTTATACTTAACCGTAGGCGAGGAAACAGAGCTCTATTATTGGTCAGGTACGGAATGGCTTCCAAAGATCCTCAAAGTTGACACGTCAAAAATTGAAAAAATAGTCAATGACGCTCAAGCCTCAACAACCCAAGCAATCGCGCAAGCCGACGCAAAGGCAGAAGAAGCCCTAAAGAAAGCCGGAACGCTACCAGACACTAGCAAGCTATCTGATCAGATCAAGCAACAGATTCTAAGTAGCCCGGACTTGCAGAATAAAGTCACGGAAGGTGTAAAGAGCGTTGACGGTGACACGATCTATAGTAAGATTGTGACCAAATTGTCCCAACAGTTTGTAACCGCGGGCCAGCTTGACGCTTTGGATCGGGTCCAAAACGACATGGGTCGAGATTTAATTGGATTGAACAGGAGAATTCAAACTCAAACTCTCGAATTTAACAAGCTAACCGAATCTAACAAGCTCTATGAGCGTATTCTCGGCACGTCTGAAACAGACGCACCAGACAAGCTCTCGCGATTGGTTATGTCGAGCGATATTTTCCAGACAGAGGTTGGTAAGTATGTTACAGATGATAACAACTTGATTGTCAATTCTATGTCTATGTCTACTAATACGCTAGTCGGGAATAACAATCCAAATGCAAGCGTATCTGTTAGTGATGGCATTTTTACAATCAAGGCGCAGGGCCTTACTGGCTATAACTGGACAGGCTTCACATTGCCTATCTATGTTAAAAAAGTTTATCACGGTGAAACTTATACTTTAGGTTTTAAATACCGTATTAGAGAGTATCCAGATGTTTCTTTTGCTTTCAATATCAAAAACCATGGTCTAAATAAAACCCTAACATGGGCGAATATTGGTGAGAAACGGCCACCACTTGACGAATGGCAAGAATTCCAAAAAACCTTTACCATGACGGAAGACTTTACTTTCGGAGAAGATAAAAACTATCCATTTTATATCTTTTTGTCTAAAAACGGCTGGATTGAATTTAAAGAGCCTATACTTGTGCGTGGATCAAACACAGGCCCTTACAAGCCTAGCCAATTTGACGACGCCTTTGCGAAGACGAAAGAACTAGGCTCAGAACTGACCACAAAGATCGGTGAAGTGTCTGACAAGACGGCCGAAATTAAACAGCTCGCAGTCGGAGCGCAAGCAAGAGCAGATCAAGCAACGGCAAGATCAAGCTACGCGTCAGAAAAAGCCGAGGACGCACAGGCCAAGGCAATCCAAGTCGCAGAACAGGCTAAACAGGCCAAGGAAACGGCAGAAGCTACACGGACGCAAATGAGTCTGCTCGCAGGCTCTTGGTCAGTTAAGAACCTAAACAGCGCGGGTGACGTGCTGGGACAATTAAATTTAAACCCGGACGGGTCAGTCCGAATTAACGAGGGCTTGCTTTCAGTCGGTGAAAAAACCATCATCAAAGACGGGGTTATAAAAAAGTCAATGATTGGTGAAGCGCAGATCGGCACGGCTCATATCAGCGAAATTGACGCAAGCAAGGCACAGCTTATCAATGTATCGGCAAAGAATATCGTATCAGACGGGCTGACCGCAAACATCATCAAAGGTGGCAAGCTGTCATCGTTAAATGGTGCTACGGACTTTGATTTACAAAACGGGATCTTTCGATCTATGGGCGAAAAGTCCGGTTTGAGGTTACATGGTGGGGCACTCGACTTCATCGAGAAAAACGGTCGATCCGTAGCAGGTTATTCTACGTTTTACAACAAAAACGGACGTATAGCTGGTGGGGCCGTAGGGGCGCACGATGGATACGACTTTTTCATTTCAACCAAAAGTGGGGCAAGGCCTATGATTGTTTGTCGTGATAACAATAGAATCGAAATGAACTCCGATTTTACCAAAATTACGGCAAATAAAATTATGCTACCATACAATGCAGTTATTGTAAGCGACAACGCCAGCGACACTGAAACAGTTGGTCTTAAATACCTAAGATACAACAAAGGTGGTGGTTGGTGTACCGCGTTTGTCAATTCGCAAAGTGGTAGCGGAATCGAGTTTTATGACAACGGGAATGTCCGTATTTTGAGATATGGTCAAATCTGGGAACCGGGAACTTAGAAAGGCAGTAAATGGACACAGTAAACAGAATCGTAGATGATATCTCGCAGAATCTCGCAAACTGGATCGTAGAAGCTACGAAATACAGGGTCTTATACGAGGAAACAAACGAGGAATATAAACGCGTAAACGAGCTATTGAGCAAATTTAACAACGTTTTGGAAAGCGATCAAGCACTCAAGGACCTCTTCGATGAGGCCTCTCAGAAATTAGAAAAGGAATAATAAAATATGGAATTTAAAATCATTAACAAATACTTGCAAGAAGAAGGACGCACTTTCGTTTCAATCCGTTCAGCGAACCCTTATACAGCGTTCGAGCGTGTACTGATTGGTGACCGTACAAGCGAATCAGATGAAGTGCTGATCCAAGCCGTACTTGGTCAAGTCGTGACCGAATTGAACCCGGCTGAGGGTGTGAAGAAGTTACAAGAGGACTTACACAATCAAGCCGAAAACTATGAACAAAAACTCGCAGAGAAAGATACAAAGATCGCAGAAGTAAAAGCGGTGGCAGATTGGGCAGTGTTGGCACGCGTTACTGATACGGACAATCCACTCGATCCTACACTCTTCAAGCGTGGTCTTGAATTGGTCGAACTTGGAAAAACCGGCAAGACTTACCAACCACAAGAAATTTTCGCGCTTGAAAATCCAGATCATATCGAGAAATTCCAAGAAGGGAAGCGCGTCATGATCCAAGTAACCGAGCCGTTTACTTACCAAGGCGAAACACTCGAACAACTCGAATCATTGCACCAAAACGGGAAGATTGGAATCTGGAAGTGGACTGAGCCAAAACCGGAAGATCCAAAACCAGCGGGAGAGCTTGAAACTCAACCCGTCCAGTAAGCTAGTAGCATAATAGGGGGGTGGTAAAATTGGACCTATTGGCACTAGTTGACAAATTGACTCCCGTGTTAGTCGTGATTATTCCCAGTTATTTCTCGTTTAAGAGTACGAAAACTTCCAAAGAAGCTGACAAACGTCTTGAGGGTCTATCGAATAAGATAGACACACTCGAGAAGTCAGTATCAAGCGTGGAAGAGATTGGAAAAGATAACCAACGGAATTTAACGATTATCGGGAAGGGTTTACAACGGCTTCAACGTTTTCGATTGCAGGAAAATTTAAAAAACGCGCTCAAACGTGGACACACAAACCAGCACGAGCTTGAAGAGTTGTCAAAACTATATGAAAGTTACGTTGAATTAGGCGGGAACGGAGCTATTAAAGTGCTCTTTGAGCGCTTCTTAGAGCTAGAAATTAAAGAGGAAAAATAACATGGATCAAATTACAAGCATTATTACGTCGTCAGCAATGAGCATTTTAGTAGTGTTAACAGGTATCGTAGTTCAAGCGATCAAGAAATACTTACTTATGCGTGGTGGCAAGAAAGCAATCGAGATCGTTGAGATCTTGGCAAAGAACGCGGTCAACGCTACAGAGCAGGTTGCGGACAAGTTGGATATCCACGGAAAAGACAAACTAGAGCACGCTAAAACAAGCTTGATCGAGGGCCTTGAATCTCAAAATATCCACTTGACAAACCAAGAACTCAATACCTTTATTGAAGCAGCGGTAAAACGTGCTAACGATGAATGGAAGAAATAGGAGATAGACAATGAGTGTACAACAATTAACCGTGAATTGGTTTATTGCCCGTCGCGGTTTGCTTACTTATTCCATGCTCGGAAGTCGTAACGGGGCAGATGGCACGGCTGATTGCTCCGGCTCAATCTCGCAAGCATTAAAAGAAGCTGGTATTCCAATTCAAGGCTTACCGTCAACTGTTACGCTTGGGCAACAGCTTGCAAACAATGGCTTTTATCGCGTAAGTATCAATCAAGACTGGGACGCTCAAATGGGCGATATCGTCCTTATGAGCTGGGGTGCTGATATGTCAACCTCAGGCGGTGCTGGTGGCCACGTCGGAGTCATGATCGACGATACATACTTCATCTCTTGCGACTATTCGACACAAGGTGCAACTGGGCAAGCGATCAATACTTACCCGTGGAATGATTACTATAGCTGGAATAAACCAGCTTATATTGAGGTTTGGCGCTATGCTGACACAGCACCACAGACCAACAACCAAGCAAACACAGCCGTACAGCCTCAAGAGAAAGCATACTACCAAGCAAACGAGGTTAAATACGTCAACGGTATCTGGCAGATTAAATGCGACTATCTCGCACCAGTCGGCTTTGATTGGACAGAAAACGGGATCCCGGTAGCAATGGTAAACTGGGTCGATAAGGACGGAAACAACTTGCCGGACGGCGCAGATCAAGACTTTAAAGCTGGAATGTACTTCAGTTTTGAACTCGATGAAGTCCATATCACAGATAAGGGAACCGGTGGCTACTATGGCGGTTACTACTGGCGCTTGTTCGAGTTCGGGCAATTCGGACCTATCTGGTTATCTTGCTGGGATAAGGACGATCTAGTTAATTATTATGAGTAAAAGGGGTGATTTAATGAATCGCTCAAACTGTACCAATTTAAAGCAGTTTGAGGGTGGTCGAGTCGTTAAGCAAGGCGACTCGGCTTCCCTTTTTGGTTTTGCATTGTACGATGAGAGATGGACTCCGATTGATCTTGAGGGGCAGGAAGCTACAGTCCACTTTACCAGTAAAAAGGGCAAGGCGTCCTTTACGACGACTATCCAAGGGTCAAAGGTATTGTTTAAGATTCCCAAAGTGCTCCCAGTCGAGAGCTATCTTGTCGAGGTGGTGGTTGGTGGGTACGTCTTCCCGAGTGACCAGAGTGTCCAGGTCGACGTGGTCCAGTCAGCGGACGAGTACACAAGCGAGCAAGTCCTTGCGCTTGTCAAAAACGACGTCAAGGAAGAGATCGGGAAGTTTATCGAAGCGCACAAAGAGAGCGGAATCGTGGAAGAATTTCCAGATCTAACAACTCTCTATAATCTAGCTAAAATTTAATAAGAGGAATAAAAAATGAGTTTAAATACTGAAAAAATGACGAAATTCGCGCAAGCAGTCGGAACGGATATCAAAGAGATTAAAACCACGCTTGCAAGCAAGGCTGATAAATCTGAAATCGGGCAAGGTGGAATTACACAGCAACAATTGGACACAGCTATTGCTGGTGTTAAAACAGCAATCCTTGGTGAAGGTGTACCCGAAGAGCTGGACACGCTCAAAGAAATCGCAGAAAAAATCCAAGCGGGCGGAAGCTCAGACAGTGCGATCGTCTCAAAAATGACAGAGCTTGGCCAAAAATTCACTGACCTTGAAAATACTGACTTCGTACAAATCTATACAACGGCTAAAAATACCCTCTAAGGAGGTGCTGAATGGATAAATTAAAAAAAGCTATAGAAGCTATTGGGTATGACATCAGAAATATCCAAAATAGTCAAAACGGCTTATTACCACAAACAAGGGCTTACGAGTTATTTCCAACTTACGCTCAACTCCAAAATCAAATGACCACCAACATCAAGGAGAAACACCTTGAATTGGGCTTGGACGCTCTCATTGATACCAAACTTCAAAATGGCGGTGATCCGTTTGTCACACGATCAAAATTACCAACGATTGACACAAGCACGCTCGCAACCAAGAATGACTTGGAAGAATTAAAACGAACCGCTGGAACTGGCACAAGTACCGAACTAAAAGGCCAAGGCTTCCCGTATGCTCTTAACGCTGACATCGGTACGATATATACCGATACCACAGCAAAGAACGGAGCGGTGAAGTGGATCAAAAAGACCGCTGGAACCGGCACGAACGCTTGGTCTGTATTGTTTGGCGATGTCAAACACAAGCCAAGAATTTCATCGAGTCAAAACAACGCTTACGTAGAATTTAGACGTATAAACTCCACGGTAGAGATCGGTTTCGGTGGTCTATCATGGGGTTGGTTTGGAATCGTGAGACGAGGTGCGCCCAGCTACATTCCTCAAGGGTCAGACCGTGAGCGTAACGTGGTGATCTTAAACGTCGGCGGTATACCCGTCGGATTTCGTGCTACAAGCTCAAAACTGGGCGTTATGACGAACGACAAGGGAAAACGCTTGGGAACATTTTATTTAGGTGGGCCGGGTGACGGCAACCAGCTACGCTTACAATTCGATGATCCCGTACCAACGGATAGAGACATCGGAGACTTGCGATTTACTGATATGTCCTATATCACAGATGATCCGTGGCCAGAGACTCTATAATAAGACACACACCCTCCCAAGTCGGGAGGGCTTTTTTGTGTTTATAACAGCAATTTTTCAGATTGTCTATTACAACGGACAAAATAAAAAAGCCCTCGGGCTCGTTCTCTCAATTATGCGGGCAATGAATACGATTTTGAATACGACTTTTTTCAATTATTAAAAAACGACGAAAACGATATTTTGACAATATGCGCGATTTTGCAACGTTTGAAAACGTACAGCGCAACAATGGAAACAGTTTTTGAAATATGCTAAAATAGTACCATTGGAGGATTAATCGAAATGGTAAAACAACGTAATGAAATTGATGAAAAATACCAATGGGATTTGTCGACAATT